GCCGTCGATGGCGGTCACGTGTGGCGTGCCGTCAGCCTCGACGTAGCCGTTGACGTCGAAGTGCACGAACGGCCCCAGCATCGTGTAGGGGTCGATGGCGGGGACGCCAACGTAGCCGGGCGTGGGCGCGGCAATGCCGGAGTTGGCGCCGAACTTGGTGCACGCCGTGGCGCTTCCCTTGGGGATGCTCACGCCGTAGGCGAGTCCGTTGCAGTACGAGTCAAGCATGTTCTTGACTGATTCGTTGCTGTAGTATCCGTTTGCCTCATCCCATACGAGCTTATGCGGTGAAGCGATTTCGTTTATTGCGTTCCCTATCTCGTCGAGCTTGTTGGCTATGATGTCAGCTTCGTTCCAGGTAAGAGTCTCCTTGTCAAAGAAGTATGTCTTGCCGGTGTCAATCTCAGTAAGATGCGATCCGTTTTCTATGTTCTTCGTTGGCTTGACATCATTGCTGAGACATCTGACGTCGTCATAGTTTTTTACATAGCCAACTTTTCTGCTTATTGTTATCATCGTTGCTTCTTTCTACTTCACGCGATTGAGGTTTGGGTTTCTGCGTTTGGCAGCTGGCGATGCGTTGCGCGATGCCTCCGCGACTATGGCACCGGCTGTATCCTTGTCATACTTGCCACCCTTCATGACGTTCTTTACGGCCTGCTTGAAGCCGCCGCCCTTGGGTGCCTTGCCTTTCTTCTTTGCCATGATGGCCTCCTATTGTATTCCCAGCATTAGCATCATGCTTGTGCTAAATGTCTCGCCATATGAGATCGTATAGGAAGACGACCTTCCGTTTGCAGACCTTGTCTTGATGGCACCACTTGTGTCAACATCACCTATTACACTAAATGTTCCATCAATTATAATGTTTGTACTTGCTGCTGGTCTCCATCCTATATTTAGTGTACCAATTGTTATTGGTGAACTTATCTTTCCATTTGAGCTAACTGATATGCTTGATGTGATTTGATATGTTAGGCTTATGAACGCAATGTTGCCCCAACGTACAGCCATTCCTGATACATTGCTACAAGATCCGGCTGTAAAGAAATCGGAGACCGTAGTCATGATTTCCGAGTCAAGCATTGTGGCAACGGCATCGCCCACTTGTCCAGGGATGTCAGCAGCGGTTATCTCGTCAGCAACGATGCCAGGTATGTCAGCGTTTGTTATCGCCGTGCTGACTTGCCCTGGGATGTCTGCATTCGTTACGGCCGTGCTGACCTGGCTAGGGATGTCCGCATTGGTGACGGCCGTGCTCACCTGTCCGGGGATGTCGGCATTGGTCACAGCGGTCGCGACCATGCCTGAGATGTCCGCGTCATTTATCTGCTCGGTAACCTCGGCCGGGATGACGTCGTCGACTATCTCGACAAGTGCCTCCCTGACTGCCTGGCTGCTCATCGTAAGCCCTCTCTTGATGAGCTGCGAAAGCTCATAGGAGAGGTTCTTGAAGTTCATGTTCGACTTCAGCGCTATGTCCGACGTCGTGTCATTCGATGACAGGTCCACGAGTCTCATTGCCTACCCACCAATGCAAGTGTCGTTGATGCATATCGGCCTACCAAGAGAGTTTATCACTGCTTGGACTATCTTGATGCCATGTTCCTCCATGAACCATGCAAGCAGCTCCTCCATGAGGACCTGTCCCCGATCCTCTGTCGCAGCTGCCAGAAGGTCGGTAAGCCCAGATTCCACCATCGCGGCATGTGCTGCCTCATGCAGCAACACCTTGTCATACAGTGGCGGCATCACCGCGTCGGATATCCTTATCACCTTTGACACCGGGTCAGTCGTCGCGATCCTTCGCGTACCGGTCCTGTCCATGAGAAAGGGGTTGCCAGGGGAAACCCTGTCAACCCCCCAGACATGACCCCCTATGACGAGAGGTCTCATGCCTTTACATGCCGATTAGCTCTGAAAGCTCGTCACGAAGCTGCGACTTCCTGCGAGCGTCAGAGGTGGACATAATCTCCTTGACAACTTCGATTGGATCGGTGTGACCCATCATGTTGCCACCATTGGCAGGGCTGCCAGAGTAGCCACGCCTGCCACCTGTCATTCCGGTCTGGCGCATGGGCGTGTAGCCATAGCTGCCAGAGCCAGCTTGCATCTCCTCTGTCACGGTCTTGTAGTACTCGGCCTTCCAGCACTTCTCCTCCGCCTCGGCGAAGTCCTTGATGATGTCGGCATACTCGCCAAGCATCTTCACGTCGACGCGATCGATGCCACGCTGGTCGATCAGCTTCTCCATGTGCTCTATGAACTGGTCCTTCATCCTTTTAATTTCCTCGACCATTGCTCTGCCCTCCTAGGCGGTGCGCGCGACGGTCAGACTGGCGTCTGCCACGCTGATTGTCTGTGTGTCGATGAGTCCGTCGACACCTGCGTTCACGTTCTCGATTGCGAGGGTGTAGCAGCAGCCGCGAGGGACCGTGACGGCAATCGTCCTGCTTACGGAGTTGTACTCCTCGACCGCCGTGGGCGTTACGATTGCGCGGGAATCTAGAATCGGCTCCCCGTTCAGGGCAAATGCCAGCGCGATGGCCCCGGGCGTCCCTCCCTCTGGGACCGCGATGTTCGCACCAAAGGAAACTTGGTACCGTGCGAAGCAGTTGGAGCCACAGCCACGAAGAGTAAGGATGCCGCTGCCGTTTCGATGCACCACTTGGCCCTTCGGACACGGGATTGAGTCGACAAGTAGGACGTTCTGGCCGAACGGAACAAGCTGCTCGGTCTGTATGCCCACATACTCTGCCATGGCTACCTCCTAGGCTGCACAGCCGCAGCCGCAGCCCTGGTTCTGGGGCTGGCACGTGAAGATGGGCGTGCGGCCGTAGACGGGCATCGAGGGCACAGGGCAGGTGTTGAGGCGATTGTACAGCTGGTCCACCTCGTTGGCAAAGCCTTGTGCGATGAAGGCGTTCTGCGCCTGCTGAGATGCAGCAAGGTTTGCCATCGCAAGCTCCTGACGCAACTGGTCATTGGATCGACGCTCTGCATCAAGCTCCTGCTGGCAGAGCTTGTCGAGCACGAGTTGGACGCTTGCGGTCTGGTTGGCGATGATGTCACGCACACCTTCGTTGAGGGCCTGACGATCGGAGCAATGCTCTGCAAGCAAGGCTGCGGTCTGCTGCGCGGTGGTAAGCTGGTCGTTAGAGAAACCTTGCATCATGGCAGTCTGCATGCCGAACAGCTGTTGCATGTTCGCCATCTGGCGTGCGTTGGCACCGTTCTCCACACCGAAGAAGCCATTGGCCACAGCCATTTGCATGTCGCCGCAGCATGAGCAGAGCTGCTGGGCGAGACTTGCGAAGCCTGCGGTCATGCCCTGCTGGAGGCCGTTGATACCAGTTTGGATCATCTGGTCACGGAAGCCGTCGTTGATCTGGTCTGCCTGGTTTAGCCAGGGATACAGGGCGTCGCCACCGGCATAGCCACCGCCGCCGCCACCGTTGTTGCCCCAGCCGCCACGGTTGCCACCCCACCCACCAAACAGGAGGATGATGACGAGGAGCAGGAGACCACCCTCGCCATTGAAGCCACCGTCACCATTGTTGCCACGGTACGCCTGCAAGAGGGCACCGATGTCGGAAAGGCCTACGTTTTCACCCATTTCTTTTCCTTTCTTGGATCGGACTTCTTTCCTTTTCCGTGCGGTCTGCAGCCTCGCACGGCTAGGATTGCAAGAGCTGCTCAATAAGCTGGTTGACGGTCTTGCCCTGTGCCATGCTGACTATCTGGCTGACAGGGATGACCTTACCGCTAGGCATCGTGCATGTGGCACCACTGTCGATGAGCTTCTGTATTGCCGCCTGCGCTCCACCGCTCTCGTCTGCGAGACTCTTTGCCTGCGAGAACAGGGAGCCAAGGTCGTTGCTACTCTGTTGCTGCTGCCTGAACTGGTTCATGAATCCCATCGGTTCCTCCTGTCATCTGGTTCACCTTGTCAACAAGCTGCTGGAACTCTTCACGGCTGACATAGCCATTTGACTGCTGTGGCTGCTGCCATTGGTGGAGCGTGTAGTCGAACGTCTCCAGGTTGCGCCTGCCATCAGGCTCTATGCTCAGCGTGTGGAACTGCCTGCCGTTTATGTCGAACAGCGGGTCGCTGATGAAGCCAGGCGTAAGCTGGCTTGCCGGGTATTGCATGAGGAACCTGTTCATAGCCTCGTTCGGACCATCGACCTTCATGGCAATGCCCGCCTGCTGCTGCATGGCGGGCATCTGTTGCTGCATTGGCTGCATGACAGCCTGCTGCATGAATGGGTTCATGACGTACGGGTTTCCGTACTGCATCGTTTCCTCCCTCGTCAGAGATGTAGGATGACTGCCACGAGCGTGGCTATCGCCGCGAAAGGCAGGAGCGCAAGTGCGCCGACCCATATCGCGATGGTAGCCACCTCGGAAGCCGTGAGCCTATCTTGCTTGTGCGTCTTCTGCATTGTTGTATGCCTCCAGAGACTTTGGGATGCCACCACGGATCGACTGCAGTAGCGCCTTGTAGTCGTCGCCACTCATGCTTTCGCGTGGCATGCGTTCGCCACCGTGCCCAGCCATCCACAACCGGTCCAGAAGATCGATGTCCCTGGGGTCGGTCAGGTCATGGATGGTGTCGTTGCAGAGCCAGAATGCCACACCATCTTCTGGCATGGTTACGATCACGTTCATTGGCTGCCTCAGCTTTCCTGCTATGATTTTCTGACGGTCTCTCTCTATCTCCTCTGGCGTGACCTCCATGGGCCAACCACCACCGACGAAGCTGCCATACAGCTCGCGTATCTGCACGCCACCATTGGGGACCGAGTCTATCATTCTCCATCCACCAAGGCTCACGCCGACATGGCCTGTGTTGTATGGGTCCTCGCCGAAGAACACCAGGTCGCCTGGAAGCAGCTCGTCAGGGTCGTCCGTCCAGTGGTCGTGCCATCGCACCCAGTCCGACTGGGATCCGTTGCCGTTCTGGTGTCCCTGCCAATGTGGTATCTCCAGGCCAGCGGATGCATAGGCGCATGTGGACAGGAACGAGCAGTTGTAGCTCTCCCATTCCACGCCGCCGCTGGGAGTGTAGTCATAGGAGCACCCTATGACGTCATGGCAGTACTCGACGATGGCGTCCCTTGTCCTCATGGTCACATGTCCTTGGTCAGGCAGGATGCCCCGATGACCATGCCTATGAACACGCCGATGGCATTGACTGTCTTGACGACAGGCAACGGGTCATATCCCCATGCCTCTCCAACCTCCGCAAAGAGGTATGACAGGGCAGGCATGAGGATCAGTCCTATCCATTTGAGAATCTGGTATACGTTCTCCGGGAGGAGGTAATCCGTATCCACGTCATCGCTCATGTGCTTTGGCCCATCGTCTTCAGGGATTATGAAGAGGCCATCGTCGTCGTTTGGCATCCTAGCCTCCAAGCATAGAAATTGACAGCCCAATTAAACCATCGTCCAATTGGGCTGTCAATTATGGCGAGCTAAACTTTTCGCTCTGGGAGCGCCATGACCCTCTCTATGAGGCCGTCGACAAAGTGGTTGACTATGTCATTGGCCTCGCAGATCGCCGAGTAGTCCTCGTGCTCGGCGTTCAATGCCTCCTTCTCCTCGGTGCTTGCGCACCCAAGGTCGTCAAGGTAGCGATGGCACTTGTGGATTATGTCACTGCGCATCTGTGTGCATTGTGCGCTGAGTATCGTGCTGATGCGGTCGTCCTGCAATTCTATGCGATGCTCTATGCGCCTGCGCCATTCCTCGTCTTTCTTGCGTTCCATCTCGGTCTCAAGGCGGGCCTCGTCGCGCTTCTCGTCAGCGTGCTTGAACCTGTCATTGAGGGCAAGCTGACCGGCGCAGATGATGAGGGTCGACAGTATTGGTGCAAGCCATGCGAGCACGCCGTTTATCGTGGCATCGCTAGTCATCTGTCATTCCAAGCAGCTGTCGCACCTTGTCCCTTACGGATGCGGGAACGCTCTCTATGGTCCGCCTCCCCGCAATGACCAGGTCTGCGTATATCCTTGCGATCCTCTCCATGTTACTCACCACCTGCAATCATCTGCTCGTAGATCTCTGCCATTGCCTCCTGCACGTCCAGGATCTTCTCCTGCTGCCTTGCTGTGACGTATTCGGTGTACTCGACATGGGTCATCTTGGTCTCGTCGTATGTCCAGCCAGACCCTCTACCATCATGGAACTCCTTGCAGTTGCTCCTGACAAAAACGCATGTGGGCGTGATCTCGACTTCACGCGGCTTGTCGCCATACTTCTCGCTCGTAACCGTCTGCATGTGATCCTCCTGTCATCACTTGTAGGAAAGGGCGGCGCCAACGCTGTCGCTTGACCATGTCGCCGCATAGGTCGTGTCCAGTTTGAGCGATGCATATGACGGCCCTGCCTCTTTTGTATCGCTACAGTCGCCACCAACTTGTGCAACATGCGTTGTCGGGTCCTGCGAGTTTCCATACGAGAACCCATCACATGCGTATGTCGTGGCCGAGCCATCTGATGATGTGTCTTTTGGGATGAGTCCATACTCTGTTGCAACGCTTCCAACTACCCACTTTACGAGGCCGCCGCTATAGCCAGTCGGGGACGAGTTTGGCACGTCGATGTACCCAGAGCCGGTGAGGTTGTATCCGGTACCGCTTGACCCATCCTGGTTTCCATAGGTTAGCTTCACCTTCTGCACACCATTATGGTTGGAGCTTGTTGCGGAGAAGATCCAACCCACAAGGAATCTTTCCCTGTTGCCCCACCAGTTCTCCATGCCGAACACCTTGACTGCTGTCTTCGACGTGTCGTTTTTGCCATAGAACAAACCCTTGTCATTGAGCGTTCCAGATGACAGGTAGCTTGTTGATACTATACCGTACGTCCAGCCGTCTCCGTACTTTGCCTGCCCGTTCCTGGACTTTGACATGAGAACCAGGAGGTCGTTGATGAGCAGCCAATCCACCATGCGGTCTATCTCCCAGCCGCTGCCATTGTTGGCTGCCTTGGTGCGGAGGTTAACCATCGTCTCGTTGGCGCAGTCCGTGGTGCCGGACAGCGAGCGAAGGCGGTTGCTTCCATCTACCGAGCCGAGGTAGATGGGCGTGTAGAACGGCACGATGTCACCAGTGTCGTTGATGTTGGCAAGGCATTTTGCCACGACCGGGTACGAGGTGTCCATGAACGCCCTGTTGGAGCATCTGAAGTGGTAGATGCTGCCGGTCTGCCAGCGAAGCACGTAGATGACGGGCCACTCCATCATGGCGTTGGCGGTCGTCGAGGTGGCGACATCGGATGCCGTGCCATCGGCGAACTTGGTGTAATCGTCCTCCTTCAGGTAGTGCTCCACCGTGCCGCCAAACGAGAGCATGCAAGGCTTGGGCATGAAGAAGGCGTTCTCCCAGCTTCCATAGTCGAACACGTCGTTCACGTAGTCCATCTGTGCCGGGGTGTAGCTCATGTTCAGGCCGACATAGGTGACGCACCCGTCTGGGTCCGAGTTTGACAGGTCCATGTCGAAGCCGTAGACGTCTGCCGTGGACGGCGTGATGTGCGACAGCTCCTCCTGCACGAACGCCGTGGTGGCTATCTTCGTGCTGTCGTCGCCCGATGTGGGGGTAGGCGCCGTCGGAGTGCCGGTGAAGGTGGGTGAGTCGAGGTTTGCCTTGGAGTCGACGGCAGCCTTGACCACCTTGTTCTGCACCGGGTTGGTGCTCGAGTTGCTGAGGGCGCTGTCGATCGTTATCGCCGCCGGTGACTGGGCATCGAATGCCTGCTTGGTCCTAAGTGGCGTCATGACCTTGGTGTTGTTCTGTCCTGCCTCCGCCTCTGCTTGCGTCGCATAGTCCACTGGGTTCGAGATGGAGATGTATGAGGTACCGGTCCATCGGTAAGTTGAGTCGTCAGTGAGGTCGACGTAGATGGTCCCGCTTGACGGGGTTATCAGGATGGTGTGCGCCGAGTCCTCGTAGAACGACCCGTTGTACAGGTAGCCCTCCACGATCGAGTCGACATATGTGGGCAGCTGTGATGACGGCACCTTGCCATCACCACCCAGCGATGCGACGCCATTGGCCACACCCTTCTCCGATGTCGGGATTGCGCCAATGTCGACGTTCTTTGCGACGGGAGGAATGTTGGTCCCATTGAGGCTGATCGATTCGATCACGTTCCTGTAGTCATCGCCGATGAGCTCGTCGATGATGCCAGCTATGTCGTTCTTGATGGTCTGCCTGATGTTGTTGATCTGCCTTTGCAGATCCTTGATGGCAAGGTGCTCGCCAAACATGCCAAGGCCAAGTGACGACCTGAGCGGCACAGGCTTCGGTGGGCAGACGTTCGGCTTGTTGCTGTATATGGTCACGTTGGTCTCCTTTACTCTATCGGTCCTGCCACTATCCTCAGCGTGCCCTTCGTCACGACGTCCCTGAGCAGGTATGTCGTGCCTTCGGACTCAACGCTGCCGGTCGCATATATCGCAATTGGCGTCTCTATGTCCTCGGTCTGTGCGGAATAGCTCATGGCGTTGATGGTGAGCATCACCTTGTCGTACTCGATGACACCGTTTGCCGTGACACCGCTCGGCTGATCGGGGAGCACCACTATCACATTGTCATAGCCCTCGCCCTCGAGGTCTATCGGCTCGAAGACATAGGGCGCACATGGGATCGGCGGTGCCTGGCACGAGTCATCGGGATGCGTGGGATCTGGCCATCCGAGGTGGTCGTGCTCCATGCGGCTAAGGCGCCCGCAGTCGTTCATGTACCTGTACATGCATGGTATCGGGATGCGCGATATCGTCCCGTTGTCGACCGAGATGACGCTCTGTCTCGCAAGGTCGACTATCGGGAGCCTTCCGTCAGATGGCGGGTCTGGCAGCCTGTAGGTCATGTTGTTCTCCTTTACGTGAATATGGCATCCCTGACGTCATTATAGCTTTTGAAAGTTGGATGCACGCTGCCAGCAGATCGGTGCGATATGAAGTCGTCGAAGCCCCAGACTTGGGTCATCTTGTTGGACATCGTGTACACCCTTGCGAGGAAGTGCGTCATGCGGAACCTCGCTGCGCCTGACATGTCGATGGAGTATGACATCACGCGCTGGTCGACCCTCATGCGAACAACGTAGTCGAAGACCTCATTCGCCTCGTATACGACCTTCCTGACAGTGAGGTTCCTGCCGAACATGTCCGTCATGGTGACCTCTATGGTCGCATTGCCGACGAAGTGGTCGAAGTGGAACTCCAGCTGGCTGAGGTACTGCCATCCCTGCTGTGGCATCTGCGTGGCAAGGTCTGCCGTCCTCACCCTGAACCTATGGTCCGCGTTGGTGGAGTCGTCGTCGGATCGCGTGGTCGGCAGCATGTAGATGTAGTTGCCGGTGACTATGCCTATGCCCTCGCGGCCGCCCTGCCAGTCGACATGGAACATGGCGAGGATCGGTGTGTCGAGGTCCAGCGTGTACGTCCACCATGCCTTGAGGTCTATGTCATAGCAGAACAGCATGTTGTCTATGTTGCTCATGGAGTATGACCCTGACGGCTTGCCCATCGCCATGTAAATGACGCCATCGCATTCGAGGATGACGGCATTGGAGAGCAGCCTGTCAGTGTCAAGGCCCTCTGTGAACACTGGCTTGATCGCGTCGCTCACATAGGTGGTCTTGATCTGCGAGTTGTACTCCATCGTCATGGTGGTCAGCGCTAGGCCGTACCTGCTGACCGAATACAGGCCGTCCTGGCACACCAGGGCGCCGTCGTAGCTCTTGCATCCCACGGCACCAGCCACCTGCTCGGCCTGCCATGACTTCATGGTCTGCTCGTTTGACAGCGATATGCTGTTCTCAACGAGGTTGTAGCGCTGCTCCTTGGACGAGTTCTTTGAGTCGCACAGCATGGTGACGATGGAGTTGCCGCCCTGCGTCTTGTACTTGCAGACGTTGCGCACCTCCTGTCCAGTGCCAGGCTCGACGTCAACGAAGCCACCGCCGGTGCCAGGGCTGACGCTGAACAGGTTGCCAGGGTTGCCACCTATGTACAGGCGTTGCGGGTCGGCGTTGCTTCCCCAGAAGTAGAGCCTACCGTCTATCGCGCACATCTTGGATGCCGGAACGCCGTCCGTGTAGTTCTCCGTCGGTGCGATGAGGTTGCCTGTGACCCACATGTTGGTTGCGTCGAAGTAGCCATACCAGTCGAACTTCCATGTGGTCGCCGAAGGGGCGACGTCCACCCTGCCAAGGAATATCATGTTCGTGGCATTGTCGGTGGCGTAGTACAGCTCGATCGCCTCGACGCCCTGGCCGCTTGGGATGGTTCCGTCTATCTGCAGGTAGCAGCCGGAGTTCCATTCAGTCACAGGGTAGTTGGCGTAGAACACGGTGTTCGGAGAGACCTTGGTGGGGCCGAACTTGTTGACGTAGGTATGGGCTATCTGGACCCTGAACGGATGGTCGTCTGTGGCATATATGCTGAGCGTCAGCGTGCCCTTGCCGTTCAGGTGTCCGTTGAAGTCCGTCAGTGGGTCGGCTATGTGAACCGTGTTGGATATCTCTACGGCCTGCGAGTAGGTCGCCGTAGACAGCTCACCGGTCCACATGACGTCCTGTTCCGTCATGGCTATGAGGTTGTCGTCATAGTAGCCGAGACAGGTCCATGTATGGCTTGTTGATCCACGCCTGTCGTTGAGCCTGACGTTGCTCACCATCGAGAGCGGCATGGATGACGACGCCCTCGCGGACAGGTCTCCAACTCCGATGTTCCCATCGGACTTCGCCGCATACAGGTCCTTGCCTATCAGGCACACGGGGCCTGTGAACCTGGTGCCAGACGGCGCATAGAACAACGGGACAAGGTCGTCCCTCGTCTCCAGCGTCTTGTTGCTGGCCACGGCAACGTTGTTCTGTATGTACACATAGTTCATCTGCAGGTCGGTCTGGTCGCTGCCACCGCTGCCAAGGTATGACTTCGAGGCGTTCTCGAAGTTGATGCCGGCAAACTCCTTGAACACCTGTATCCTGGGCTCGGAGTTCGGTGTCCTGCCGCCGCCCTGCGCCCTCGTGCTCTTCGTGCTGCTCCTGTTTGCCATGTGGCCTCCCTACAGCACGGGGACGTAACCGAGCACTGACGTCTCGTAGGTGTCCGTGGTGGTGTGCGCCGAGTCGTTCTCGCGCATGGCAGACAGCAGCTTGCTTCCCTCGTCGGTGAGGGACTGCACGCGCTCCGTGACCGACGGGTCGCCCTCGGCACGCTTGGCAGCGGTGCGCACCACGACGTAATAGGGGTCAGGCAGCCACGTGAGCACCTTGTCCTCGTAGGCATGTGGGCAGTTGTTGGGGCAGCTGGAGTCGCAGATGTGCAGCGGCTCGATGTACCTGATGACGTCGGTCTCAAGGCGCCTGCCAAGCTCCCAGCGCGTCCATGGGCGGTTGAACGTCAGCGTGTTGCCGACGACGAAGGCCCGTTGTTGCATCGCATCCACGTTCATGTTGCCCCACTTGTCGAACATCTCGACGTAGCGGCGGTTGCCGGTGCGTGCCTCCTCGATTGGTATCTGCTCGATCCAGTTCACCCCATGCAGCCTTATCGCGTCACCATATCCGGTGCATAGCTTGTACACCTCGTCTGGTATCGCTACCTCCTGTATCCCACCAGGCATTGGCGGGTTTGCAGACATGCCGATCTCCCAGCGCTCACGGAGGAAGCTCCAGTCCTGCTCCTTCTGCAGCTCCTGGAGCACGAAGTTGGCCTCCATGACCACTTCCTTGAACTTGTCGCTCTTGGAGTGAAAGCTGCCATCCGTGCTCTCGCTGACATCAAGGCGAACCTTGTACACCGCATAGAGCACCTGCTGCACCAGGTCGGCTATCGTTAGCCCACGTGACATCACTCGGTCTCCTGATCCTCTTCGCCAGTGTCACCGAACTTCTGCGAGCTGGTGTCGGGAGTCTCCCTCTGCTCATCGCACTTGCCAGCAGAACGGAGCCATTCGTCGCACATGTCCCTGATCTTGCATACCAGCTCCACCGCGTCATCGGTGGGGCAGGGCCTCTCCATCGGTCCATGCATGCCAGGCTCGCTTGGGTCAATGCCCATGATGATCGTCATTACCTCGTCGCCAAACGGCATTTCCATTCCCATCTTTACCTCCCGTTGAATCTGTTCACAAGCCTGCTGAAGTAGTCGTTGCCCTGAAGGCTGTTGCGCGGCGCACCGAGGTTCCTCTCGTTTGTTCCGCCTGCCTGGTTGTAGACGTTTCTGGTCGATCCGGTGACGGACGGCTGCACGTAGCCAGAGAGCTGCGGCGTGTTCACCGGTGCCTGGTCTATGTAGTTGTCCCAGAACCTGTAGGAGCTGATGTTGTCCTCACCGTTGACTGCACCCTGCTTGAACAGGTTGGGGTTGATGTTGTTCAGCGCCGCCGCCCATTCGCTCTCGACGTCGCGCACGGCCTTCTCTGCGCTCTGCATCGCGTCCCTGCGTGCCACGCGGTTCTGGTTTATCGCCTCGTCATAGGCGTTCTCGATGGTGTCTTTGTTCTCCTGCTGCTGGTTCCAGTAGGTCGCGTTGTCCTTGTCGTTCCTGTTCTCGAGCATGCGCATCAGGTTGCCGGTCGAGCTTCCGTTCATCGCGCTGCCCATGGACCCCAGCAGCCCAAGCGCCGCAGACTGCAGGTCGCGCTGCGCCTCGAACCTGTCCGCACTGGTCTTGCGCTGGTTCTGCTTGAGCTGCTTGTTGCCAAGGAGCTGGTTCTGCTGGTCGGCGAACGTGTAGTTCGCAAGCTGCCTCTCGAGCTGGTTCTTGATGTCATAGACGTTCTGCCTGGATATGCTCGTCTGATGCTCGGCAGCCTGCCGCTCTCGCGGCGTGACCTCGCCCTCGTCGTAGTCGTAGTCCGCCATGTCTCACCTCCGCATAGAAAAAGGGCGGGCGGTCATAGGCCACCCGCCCTGATAGGGTTGAACGCCAATCGTTAGGAGACGGTGACCGCCACGGTGTCGGTGATGGTCTCGTCGCCAAACGCCTTGAAGGTGATGGTGGCGGAGCCAGCGGCCACGCCGGTGATCACGCCGTCGGCGTTGACGGAGGCGACGGTGGAATCCGAGGACTCTGCGGTCCAGCCCCTCTCGTAGGTGCCTACGCCGTTCACGGTGACTGCGGTGTATGCACGGTCGCCGATGCCCAGGGCCAGGGTCGACGGCGTCACGTCAATGCTGGTGATCTGCGGGACGGTGTTGCCGCTGTTGACGATCTCGACCTTGATGGACGGCGCGCCGACGTTCTCCTCGGAGTCCACGATGAGCAGGATGCCGTGGGAGTACTGCGGGATGACCCAGGCGTCATGCTTGACGTCGAAGACAAGCTCGGTGAACTTGCCACGGGTCTTGCCGCGGTCGGTCTCCATGGCACCGTACTCCTCGCCAAGCTGGGCGGCGGGGCGGTACACGGCCATGCCGATGACCTGACGGCGCGTGATCGGGCCGACGGGACCGGTGGGGGTGCCAATGCCCTGGCCGGGGTATCCCTGCCACGGGAAGTTGTCCACGGCATCATCGCTCGCGGGGCTGGTGCTGCCGCCATAGGGCACCTTCCAGTCCACGGAGGACTCGTCCACGGACTCGGGCAGGCCATAGTAGGGCACGCCTGCGGGCATGGAGAGCGGGTAGTTGGTGATGACGTTCTTGAACTCGTAGGTGGAGGTGTCATAGTACGTGCCGATGTAGTTGGTCGCACGGGTGCGGCTTGCGGCAGCAAGCTCGTCCTGCAGCTTCAGCACGCCGTCGGGAGCGGTGATCGAGTTGATGACCATGTCGAAGGCGGCGGTGCCGGTGGAGCTGTGCACGACGTTGTTGTTGGCGTCGAGGTACACCTTGGGGTAGTACTGTGACGGGATGGAGAAGTCGAAGTCCCAGCCGTAGAAGCGCTCGAAGCGGCCCTCCTTGAGGTCGTTGTAGGCGGCATCGGACGCCGGGATGGTGCCAGGCACGCCGATGAGGTTGGACAGCAGGTCGTCCTTGTACGCCTTGTCGAGCAGGATGACGCGGTTGTCCTCGGGGATGAACAGGTTGGTCCATGCGACGTCGATTGCGTTGAGCATCGGGCGCACGTTGAGGCTGTCCCACTCGATGGCCTTGATGGGCGCGAACTCAGGCGGGAAGCTCAGGCCCTCGTAGGGGCCGGGGGACGCGATCCACTCGCCGTCGCAGTCGAACATGGCGCCCTCGGCAGCATGGGTCTGCACGAAGCGGCCCGAGATGTGGCCGTTGGCGATGGCGAAGAAGTTGTACTTGTCGATGTGCGGGCCAAGGATCTCCTTGTCCCAGATGGCCTTGGCCTTGTTGATGGTCTCGGCGGTGGACATGTACGCCTCGCCGCCGGTGTATGCGGACGACTGCTTTGCGTCGCCGAAGTAGCCGATGTCGCCCTTGTACTGCTTCTCGTCGAACACGCGCCATGCGATGGACTTGTGCTGGCCGGAGGTGAACACGCGACGGGTGAACCGCACGGTCTGGAAGGGGCCATACGCGCTTGCGCCCCAGCCGTCACGGCCGTCGGCGTTGAAGCCGGTGTTGGCTGCGACGTTCGCGAGGCCGTTCAGGCGACGGTCGTCATAGTCGAAGATTCGGTCGGACACAAGGATGTCATCATATGCATACGCCTCGTCGTTGTTGGCGATGTTGACACCCTTACCGGTGAAGATGCCGATGGAGTAGCGGGCAGGCAGGAGTCGGTTGTCCTGGATTGCTGCCTTGTTCCAGATCATCGGCGAAATAGGCTGAGCCATGATGTCTCCCTTTCTAGTAGCCTATTCACTTATGTCGCCGGATCAGCGACATAATACCATAACTAGATTGTCAGCAAGTCTTCGTATGATGTCACTTGCTCGGACATGCCCATCTCGGGAGGCATGGGTGACCCGGCGAGAGCTTCCATGCCTCCCTCGACGGGAGAGGAGGATTCAGGAGCGACGTCAGGAGCGCCCTCCATTGTGGGAACTGGCGACCCGGCGATAGGTTCCTGAGCCAGTTGTTCCTGTGATTCTGGTGGCAATGCCTGCTGGGTTGCCATTATCTGGTCCTGCATGCCGTTTAGCTGTGCCTGCTGGCTGTCCAGTTGCGCCTGCATGCCTGCCATCATGTTCTTCGCTATCTGGGTGCTGATGCTCTCTGCGAGGCTGTGCGAGATGTCCGTGTCGGAAAGCTCGAGCATGCGCATCGCCACGGGCAGAAGCACCTCGTTCTCGATGACCTGCCTGTTCTCGTCCGACCAGCCGTTGAGGTTCTGGATGAACGGCTGCGCCATGGCGGTAAGGCGTTCAAGCTCCTGCTCCTCCTTCTTCTGGATGAGCGAGCCTGCCCTCACCTTGAACTCGAGCATGTCCGCCGACAGCTCGTCGAAGTCTATGATGACCTTGTTCCCGTCAACGCAGTCATCGGCACCCACGTCATAGAGCCGCCTGCGCGTGTCCTCGTCCACGGTCAGGCGATGCTTGCCATGCATGGAGTTGACGTACATGCGCAGCGCCTGCACGGCCCACTCCTGCATGAAGCCCTCTATGCGCTTCTGGTACTGGTTGATGTTGACAGTCTTCTCCATGTTCTGCTGCTCGACGCCGGGTGCCGTCTTGGAGTAGCCGACGCCGGCATCCTTGGCCACAGTGCCGTCAGCGACGTTGAGGTTCCTCACCATCGCCGCGGCGACAGCCTCTCGTGTGGCGGTCCAGTTCGACAGCACGGCATTGTCTATCTTGACAGGCTCGACCTTCACCTGGTTCGGGTTGTTGCCAAGGTTCCATATCTTGCGAGGCTCGAAGCGGTAGCTTGAGGGGTTCGTCTCCCAGCCTGCCACCATGATCGGAGGCTCCATCGCGAGCAGGAGGTTCTTGTACGCGCTCGTCTGGAAGAGGTCGTTGAACTGCTGGTCAGCCAGCAGGAACTCCACCTGGCTCACTCCGATCGGGAAGTCCGCGTCAGGCTCCAGCACGAGGAAGTTCCACGGGATGCCCCTGCGCGGGTCGTAGTTGGGCACCCTGCGGAACTCGGCGTTCAGTGCCGGCACGAACGTCACGAACTCCTTCGCTCCCCTGCGGTACTCGGTTATGAGCATGATGCTCTGCATCGACGTGGCGCCCTTCAGCTTGTCTGCCATCGCCTCGCTCTGGTAGTCGCGTGCCGAGAACATATTCTCGTCGATGATGCATCGGACCACGTCCTCGTTGTACGTGCTGTCTATGATGTTGCCATCGTCGTCAAGCAGGGCAAGCACGTCGTCCTTGCTCATGTAGTGCCGGTGGTAGACCACCGTGGGCCTGCATATGTCCGTGCAGTCTGGGTTCACGAAGACGTCGAACCATTGCTCGAGGCTGAACTTGATGCGTGCGTCGTCGTCATAGTCTCGCTCGAAGCCGGTACGCACGGGGGCGAAGGCGTAGATGAACGACATCTTGAACGCCTTGGTGAGGTTGGACATCATGTCCATGCCGTCTATCTCGGACACCATCACCTTGTTCTCGAAGATGTACCTGAGCAGTATGTGCTCCTTGCTTGCCGTGTCATACTGCGTGGTGAGCTCTCCGTCAGGCACGCGCTGGATGGTGTTCGCAAGCACCTTGCGCAGGATGTACTGCGTGCTTCCCTCGGAGAAGTACCTCGTCTTGCCACGCTTGAGTGACCATTCGTGGATTGACTTGTTCTTTGCCAGAAGGCCATACAGCTCATGATGCGCGGTGCGCTGCATCATCTGCGATCGCGCGGCATCGAAGCGTGCATGCATCTTCTCTATGTCCTTCGATGCGAGCTTTGCCTTGTCTATGTTCCATCGCTTATCGTCAGCCATGCCTAGATGTCCTGTCTCCTGTATGCCTCACGACTTCCCTTAGTATAGAACGCCGGACGCAGGTATGTCGACGTCGCCTTGTATGGTCTTGGGGATGACATGCCGGATGCCCTCTGCGAGTACACCTGCTTGGCATGGCTGTAGATCTTCGGGTTGTAGGAGTATGATCCACCACCACCAGTGTAGGAGTATGATCCACCACCACCAGTGTAGGAGTAGTATCCGCCTCCACCTCCACCATAGCTATTGTAATGCTTCCAACCGGAATAGTTGTTGGAGGAGCTACTATCGCCCTTCTCATTATTGACCTGTGCGGCATACTTTCCATCTGTCGGAAGGTTTGACTTCACGCCAAGCCTCTCGCTCATCTGCTCTGCCGTCAGGCTACCGATGCCAGATGCCTCTGGGACAGATGATTCCAATAGCCTCCACGGCCTACCGCCGCCTGACCAACCAGAGCCACCAAGCGTTGGGACGCCACCCCTTGGTATGGCAAGCTCCTCATTGATGTCATCTTTGAGGTTGTTGCCCTGACCTCCCCACATTAGCTCCAGCACATCCTTTCCGGAGAGTCGTCCCTTCTGTATGGCATCCATGTTGGCAGCATTGTCATACATTGACTCAACGTCATTAACTGGATTGCCATCCTCGTCAAGCACGATGTTGTACGGGATGGTCTCGTAATTACGTCCCTTGTCCTCCGATATGGGAGATATGAATGGCAGTACATCATTGGTGTTGCCATACCAGTAGCGCTCTGACTTGGCATCCTCGCCAATGTTCTCTATGCCTTCACCGGAAAGGAAGTTACCGGCAATGGGAATAGTGCCAAGCGCGTTTGCGACGTTGCGCGTAACGTTCCGTGCGACCGGTCCCAATGTGTCGACATAGGTCATCGGGTTACCCTGCTCGTCAACGTAACGGGTTTCCATGTCAGACTCCTGCCTGACATAGCGAGGCACCGTCCAGCCAATCTCGTCGCTCTGGAAGAAGTTGTATATCAGGTTGTTGTAGTGGTCGATGGCGTCCTTGCGATCCTGAAGTACTTGCTGGTATTCGTCATCATCAAGCCATCCGTTCGACAGATCCTCGTAGTACTTCTCCCATGCCTTGTTTATCATTCCATGGCAGTAATTGATGCAGTTGATGCGTGCGTCATAGTTGAGCACGAAGCCATCAAGCGCAGCCTGGGTGGCATTCTGGTAGTGCGTATCTATCCAATGGACGACCTCCTTGGCATGCTGGTCAAGTGCCTCTTGCCTCTCTGCCTGGTCATTTATGGGTATCGTAGAGGTGGCAGGATCCAGGTCAAGGAAGAACTGCTCGAACTTATCCTCTGCGTATGGGTCGGTCATGGTGTCCAATGGCTGCTCGGTATACTTGTATCCCGTTATCTCGCTGTCGCTCTTTCCTGCTTCGGTCACCCAGTCCATGAATATCGCATAGAGGATGTTGGTCTGCGTGGCACGCCTTCTCATGTAGTCACTGTAGCTTCCGGTCTGCTTCGTCTTGTACTCGTCCTCAGCCTCGTCGAGGCTCATCTTTGAGGTGTCGTACACGCGCCCGGCAGTGTGAGCATCATCCATGCCAGTACGCAATATGAAGTCCTTAGACCATGGCACCAGCTGGCCTGCCACCGTTGGTGTGAGGTCACCAACAAGGTTCCAGAATCCTTGCTCTATGCTTGTCATCAGCCACTCGTCACGGCTCGGCTCGTATGATCCCGTGTCATCAAGGGCGAACATGGCCTCGTTCCTGAAGTCGTTCACGAGGTCTATCGCATCGAAGATCACCGATCCGCTGTTCATGTTGGATATCGCATTGATGAAGACGTTCGTGGCAGTGGCCTTTGCCTCGTTGCTCCAGCCACCCTGCTCACATATCGCCCATGCGGTGCCAAGTGGGAACCCGATGCCAGAGATGTCATCCATCCACCATGCCCACTTGATGGGTACCGCGTCATCACCAGACCCTATCTTCCACTCTGACCACGTGTATTTGTCACGATCGTCGTCGGGTGGCTGAATGCCTCCAAAGAACGCTATGACAGCTGCATACAGGCCGCCTATGAGAATCTTCTCGGCACCCATGACAGTGTCATACATCAGGTTCTTGCGAAGGCCCTCGGCAAACGACATTCTGCCACCTATCTGGTAGTCACGCACTGACGACATGGCATTGCCAAGCCTAGCAGCAACATTGGTGACGGCCGTCTGATCTGCCTCACCAGCGACCATGGACAGCATGTCGCCCATGCTTGATATGCCACACGAGGTTAGGTAGCAGATGGTGTTAGACATCGGCATCATCTGAAGCACCTTGTTGACGCCATACTCAGGGAAGCGGTCGAACATCGTGCGCACCGCGAACTCAGTCATGCCATTCGCATGCATGATACTACGGACCAGATGTTCGACAGGTGACTTGCGCCCAAGGCTCGTCACGCCCTGCGTCATGAATGCCTCACGTCCGGCACCTGTCATGAGAAGCGAGCGTATCATCTCCTCCCCGCCACCATGCGAAGCCCACTCGCCGACTTCTGTGTTCGTGTAGGACTCCCTGCCATGGATGCTTGCGCGAGCCATCTCGGCCAATGCCATCTTCGTGAACCTGCGTGCCTCGCCATCACGGAACAACGCGCTGCCAAGCATGAGTCCGTCAAGGACTGACGACACGGTTGAGAGGAACCCACGCACATCGCCGTCAGTCTTCAGTCCTAACCTCTGCCGCAGCTGGTCGGAGACACCGGTCTCCGTGACGCCCCAACGAAGCAGGAAGTCCTTGAGGTCCTTCCTGGTTAGGCGGTTCATGTAACGTCCATCCTGCATCTCCTCGAAGAATGCGTCGACTGCAACATGTCCTCCAATGTTGTAGAGTGAGTTTGCCACCTCGATCGCCTCGATGGCCTCCCTTGACTCTGATGCCGTGCGAATCACATCCGTCTCGGCATAGTCTGCTGCAATGTCGCCATGCATGCTATTGAATGCTATGTCAGAGAGCATGTTGGCAAACGATTGCTCACCCTTGGCTATCGCTTCCTCCGGGACTGCCGATATCATTATCATGATGTTTGCGGCCTTGGCAGAACGTTCGAGCGAGCTGAGCGTCCTGAAGCCATAGTCGATCCTTCGTATCCAGCTTGGTCGTATGTTGCCGTTCTCGTCTCGTTCGACGCCAGCCTTCTGACGTCTGGCCATCCATTGGTTGAGAGCGGATTGCTCTCGCTCGTGCTTCACCTGATTGGATTGTGCTATCGCGTCATCCTCAGTGGCCTGCCTCTCAGTACGCATCTGGATCAGCATTCGATTCCTCGTTACCTCTGGTATGCCAAGGCCGGATGGATCGATGCCGTCGATAGACATGAGCGAGCGCATCATGCTCTCTATCGCACGCGCCTGGTACATGAGGTTGCCACCTGTGTTAGCACAGAGCTGTGGGTATGTGTCGTTTATCCACTGGTCTGATATGCGCTCCTCTATCTGCCTCTCGCTGAGGCCATGCAACGCGCTTCCCCAGTTGCGGCTGAGCGACCTCTTGAGGTCATTGGGCATGTAACCGAGTGGGAAGCATCGCGTTCCAGCGACTATCACGAACTTGCCGGTATCATCACGGACACCATTGGCGACCGGAATGCCTTGCACCGGACCAAGCGGATGCCCGTTCTTGGCCTGCGACTCAATGATGTCATGCAGAAGCTCGTATGCCTGGTCCTGTGTAAGCCTGAACTTGTTCGGGTTAACGCCAGCTATCGTCCCATCGACACTTATGCCAAGCCCTGCCCTCAGTTGTATGAGCTTCATGACATCTGAGATGGAGCAGTCGTATAGGTCCTGCACGGCGTTTATGGCATAGGTGATTCGTTCGTCGTACACCCTCTTGGCAAACGTGCGTCTTCTGCCATTCACGGTTTCGGTATGAGTCTCCAGCCTCTCACCCTGTATGTGGACGAGGCTTGGGTTGACATAGCGTCTTCGCATGGCGTTCTGAATGCTGCTCATCTTGCGAAGAAACTTGCCCTCGTCTTCGCTCGCGTCGAACGATATGTCACCAGGCTTCTGACGAACCGCCTTGTATGCACCCTTCGTGCGGCTACTCTCGCCACGCTCGACGATCTTCTCCCACTTCTTCCTCTTGAGTCCGGTCACGTCATAGCCCTGGTTCCACAGGACATCCTCGTCGAATGGCGCAGGCTCATTTCCAGTTATCTGGCGAACGTAGTCACGGTTCTCGGTGTTGATTCCCTGGGCTTGGGCCTGCTCCTCAAGCATCTGGTTGGTAGATTGGACATAACCGCGATAGAAGTCACTGGTTGACTTTGTTGGAACGGTCGGGACACGAGATGCAAGGCCATTTCTTGATGCAACTTCTGGCAAGGCCTCATCAAGCGTCTCTCGTGTCGTAGGCTCTCTTTCTGAAATTCCAAGACCCTGTTCGCGAATTCTGGCAACGAGTCGCCTTAGGCTGTCGGCGTTGACCTCTCTTCTCGCAAGCCTGTCGAGAAAGTCATCTATCTCCCTTTGGTTTGCACCGGCAGCCTCAAGTGCGTCATATGCCTCTGACATGATGGAGTCTTCGATGTCAACATTGCGCATCGCAGACTTTTCTGCCACTTTTTCCTGTTCTGACGCAAGCCTCTCACGATTCCTGATCGCGTCACCTATCTTGGAGTCCTCAAGCCTCCTGTTTCTTCTCTTTGAACGCGCAGCGTGTTCCCTTGCAGTCCTGGCATCGTCATTGACCTTGTCATACACCTGAGACATGACGTCGTCTTCGATGAGTTCGTTGCGTCTACCCCTGCGTTCTATCTCACGTTCTGACTCGCTTTCGGCAATGTTGGCAGCGCGTGCGTTGGCATTAACATTGCCATATGCCTGAGGCATGATGTCGTCAACCATGGAATCGGTTCTCTGCTTACGCCGTGCCTGCTCTGTCAAAGCTGCATCCCTTGCCGAGCTGCGCAGTCCTGCAGCCCTGGCAACTTCCTCTTCACCAAGCTGGTCGACACGGTTGGCTGCCGCTTGTCTGTTGGCTTCATCCTTGCGTCGCTTCTCTTCGTTCTCTCTTGCTTTGCGCGCACGCTCCTCTGCTGCCCTGCGTGCCTCCTCTGCGGCAATCTGGTCGAGTCGACTTTGATTGTCAGCAGCAGTCGAACTCTGTCGTGCCCTTCGTGACGCACGTTCTTCGCTTGCACGCTGAACTTCCTCATCTGCAATCTGATCGACACGACTGCCTTGCTGAGTAGAGACTGCATTGTTGCCACTGCGCCGCTCGGTCCTAGTCGATGACGAACCAGTCCTTGAGTCGGTTCGCGTGTCTACCCTTCGGGAGGCGCTATCCCTTGCGTTGATGTTGCCTGCCATGTCTCATTTCCTCCTATGCCTTACCGATTGCACCACCATCACGTATGCGACCCATGTCACTTGTCGCCCACATGAAGCGGAACCGTGCACTGCGCTCGTCTAACCTGAGTCCATAATGC